CGCGTGGCAGTCCAGACCTCGAGACCTGGAGGATTCATCAACAAGTCTCCCTACCCACTCGAGATTGAAAAATCGCGCATCAGGGGTGCTACTGGTACCGTCAGTGGACCTTACGGGAAAGTTAAATTCGTGTGTGTCAAGGATCGGACGGTCCTGATGGTCAGACATATGTTTGTTACCCCCGCAAACCGGAACCAGAAGTTGCCTCTCACCAACTACGCCGGGCCTTTTGTGTTCGCGTATGGACACCAGCACGTAACGCTCCCATCATTAGAGGAGCGGGTCGTCCTGATTCCCAACAGGGATCTTGTGCTCGTCTACCTGCCTGAGATAATTCCAGCCCAGGAGATATACCGCTCCTTGGCCCCAGTGAGTCATTGGGTTGGCGGGCTGCAGGGAGATTTGGCTACACTAGTCAAGGAAGAAGAGGAACTGGAGTCTCCTCTGCTTCAGGCGAGTACCGTAAAAGTCGGAAACGCCTGGCAGTACCGCATTGCCACTCAAGATGGTGATTGCGGTGCATTGCTCATTGGACGTTTTGCCAAAACCAATGTTATTGTTGGTATGCACAACAGTTATTCTGCTACTGCGTCTTTGGCCTATGCCATGGACATAAGTCAGGATTTACTGAATCCTCACATTACCACCTGTTCAAAGCTGGGACTCACTGAACCAGTTCCGGTGGTGTACGATGATAAGGATTTGTCCACAACGGAGGTGAGCTTTCAGGCACTGCCCGAAAAGTCGTGCTTGGCAGCCAACCTCGGTGGTGATTCACCCTTGTCTTGCATGGTTGCAGGGACCATGGGAGGTTTTCGTTCAATCTCCTTCCGTTCCAACATGATTCCTATGCGGGATGCCGATTTATTTGAGCATTTGATGCTGAAGTACAATGGCATGACTCCGTACTACGCTAAACCTTCTGAGAAAGGGCGAGTGATGGAAGATGGTTCGTGGAAAAATAACCACGTTGTCAATCTTGATTCATTCGTCAACACGGGAGGTGAGTTCCGTCTATGGAAGCTGGCAATTGCCGACTACCTGTGCGACGCGACCAACTTGGCTTACACCAACAAGTGCAGACCTCTTTCATTGTATGAGGCGCTCATCGGTGTGGCAGGAACTGATGCTGGAGGGGTGGACCTCTCTACCAGCATGGGCCCTCCTTTCAACGTACCCAAGAAACGTTTCGTCGTGATCGATCATGAGAACAAGACGGTGGATGTCCACCCCGTTTTGGCGGAGCAGCTCCTGGTCATTGACGAGAGAGCTCGTAATGGGTTGGCCACTTCTGCGGTGGTTAATCACGTGACCAAGGATGAGGCTATCAGTCTGGAAAAGGCTGAGAAAATGAAGTCCCGAGTTTTTGGCGTGCTTTCCTTCGCACTCAATCTCCGACTGAAACAGTACCTGGCTCCTATTCTTATATTTATGCGTTGCCACCATCTTTATTTTGAGACAGCGGTAGGTATGAATGTTTGTTCTTCCCAGTGGGATGATCTGTTAACGTGGCTCGAAGAGTTTCCGAACTGGGCTGCTGCTGACAATTCTGCTTTTGATACTCGCATGAGCACAGTTGAAGGGCAGGCAGCCATCAAAACGATCCTTGAGCTTTGTAAGATTTGCCACTACACTTCTGAGGAGCTTACTATCGTTGGTGCTCTCTTGGAGGGCACTATCTACACCACCAGGTGCCTGAAAGGCGACGTGTTCTACGTTAGCAGCGGGATGGCTTCTGGTTTCTGGCCCACGATTCTTATCAACGGGATTCGCAACTGCCTCCAGAGCAGGTACGTTTTCTATAGAGCGAGACCAGATGGGTGTGATTTGAGTTTCAGACAGTGCGTCCGACAGATCACGCTTGGCGATGACAAGGTATTCACCACGGACCAGCCTTGGTTCAACCAAGTGGTCTTAGCTGCTGTTAGCCAGGAGTTCGGCGCCAAGGTTACTGCCGCTGACAAAAGTGAGGTAATTCGTCCCTTTGATGATAAGGATGAGGTCACCTTTCTTAAGAGGCGCTTCGTGAGGGACGGGGACCTCGTGTTAGCTCCTATCGAGGTTTCTACCCTCGTAAAAATGAGTCAACTAAGAGCTAAGTCAACGCTGTCCGATGCAG